GCTAGCGGCACAGGCGCTGCGTACAGCCCATCCAAAGCCACGTCTGGCTCGGTTGGCTCGGCAGGTGGTACTGGTGCTGCAGGCTCGGCTGGCCCGTCGGTCTTAGTCAATGCGACTGGGGCAAGTGGTACCGGGACAGCCTTCAACGCGACAATTGTCACTGCCCCGTACCGCTCGGCCAACGCTGAGGCTGCTGCCGGGACAGGCGTTGCGTACGACGCAGCCGCATCGGTCGCCCCTGCCATCGCGGCCTCCACTGGCACTGGTAGCGCAGGTGACGCCTCGACCTCACTCAGAGGTACGAGTGGCACTGGGCAAGGTTCCGGCACAGCTGGCTCTGTTGGGCCTTTGGTCAGTGTCAATGCTGGACTCGCTGCCGGCACAGGTGCTGCGTACGACGCGACAGGTTCGGCTAGTTCGTTCACGACTGCCAATGCAATCAGCGCAACCGGTAGTGGTGCTAGCTACGACCCATCGACCGCCATTGCCGGTAGCGGCGATGTAGCATCTGGCGGCGGTAGTGCTGCAGAGTCAGCAGCCTCAGTCGGCGTTCCGTCAACGAGTGCAATCGGTACAGGAACAGCCAGCGGGCCTAAGGCCTCGATCGTAGTCAATGCAGGTTCGGCTACCGGCTCAGGTAGCGCCTTTGATGCAACCGTTTCGACCAGCTCTAATGTCAGCGTTGCAGCCGAGTTGGCTTCTGGCACAGGTACCTCCTTCGATGCGTCGACTTCGGTCCTCAGCGAGGCAAGCGCTGCCAACGGGACTGGCGCGGCTTACAGGGCAAGCGCAGCAGTCTCGCCTGTCGCTGGGCTACCGGTTGGCACAGGCGCAGCCTTCGATGCTACGGTGCAAACTGGCAACAACGTCATGGTGGCAGCTGAGGCCGCTACAGGGTCTGGCGCGAGCTACGACCCGTCGCCCTCCATTGCGCCACATGCCGAGCTAGCTGCAGGTACCGGTACTGCATTCAACGTTGGCATCTCTGGCAGCGAGACTGGCTTCCCGGCAGCCGGCCTTGGGACTGGTGCTGCATTCAACGCTGGGCCCAAGGTTAGTCCATCCGCCAGCGGTGCCCTCGGTAGTGGCGATGTCTTTAGGCCCAGCGTTGCGATCGAGGTCAATGCCGGTCTGCCGAGTGGAACCGGTGAGGCAGAACCGTCTGTCAACGTACTGCCGGTCAATCTTGAGGCCATCGTGTCGGTTGGCATCAAGCCGGTCGCCTTCCCAACCGTCTTGGCCCACTACTCTGTAACCTTGGAAGTCTTGACGAAGCTGTACGGAGAGGATACCATCGAGGACGATCTATACGTGGAGGTCTCCACTAGGCCAAAGATGCTTGCCGAGGTTACAGCATGAGTGCTTCTCTCACTATCACCCGTGGAGACGACGAGATTGTGAACCTCGTTGTACGCGATCCCAATGGCGTAGGTGCGGTGGCGGATGATCCTACGACATGGCCGTTGGTCAACCTGACCGGCTGCTCGTTGTGGTTCTATGTCAAGGCTTCGAGTAGCGACGAGGACGTTGCTGCTCTTATCGCCAAGACGACACCAACCGCCATTGTGATCAACGCGGACCAAAGCCTTCACAAGGGTGAAGCCAGTCTGGCACTTGTTCCGGCTGACACAGCCTCGATTGGGAAGACTTACCTCGACAGGGGTGTGCACTACGAGGTGCAGCTCAAAGACGGTGCGGGCAAGATCTCAACTGTAGCCCGTGGCCGCATTGTTATCCAATCAGACTTCGTAAGGACGACTGCCTAATGAGCTTCTCGGCAGGCGTCCTGAACAAGGCAGCAGACCGCCTTACTGCTGGTCCTGACCCAAGCTGGAGTGATCCTGACTTTTGGAGTAGGGGTCACATGCAAGGCTGGGACCCAGTGTGGTACCAGACTTTGATCATGCGGAAGCTTGCTGAGCTTCGGAAGGTGTCGGTCATTGGTCCCCACGGCATAGGCAAGACTGCCCTCGACTCCAACCTCCTCTTCTGGTTTGCTCTGACAAGAGAGGCCCAAGGGATCGACTGGAAGGTAGTCACCACGGCAGGTGCTTGGCGTCAGTTGCAGCGGTACTTGTGGCCTGAGATCCATAAGTGGGCTCGTAGGCTCAAGAACCCGCTTTGGCGCAATGCCCTTTTGACCACTGAGCTCAAGCTCGGCTACGGCCAAGCCTTTGCTGTTGCGTCGGACGACCCGGCTAACATCGAAGGTGCCCACGCCGACGAGATCCTCTATATCATTGACGAAGCCAAGAACGTGCCGCCAGACACTTGGGATGCGATTGAAGGTGCCATGAGCGCCGGCAACGCATACTGCCTTGCCAACTCGACTCCGGGTAAGGCCGAGGGCCGATTGTTCGAGATTCACTCAAAGCGCAAGGGCTACGAGGACTGGTATACCATCCACGTTACCCTTGCCGACGCGATCAGCGCTGGCCGCGTCAATGAAGGATGGGCCGAGGCGAGGGCAAGGCAGTGGGGCAAGACCTCACCAATCTACCTAAACCGCGTGCTTGGTGAGTTTTCGACCACAGACTCCGATGGTGTGATCCCGCTTGAATGGCTGGAACGCGCTCAGGAACGATGGGCTGATCTCGACGAGGCCGACAGGCTAGAGCGTGAGCCTCTGACTGCAATCGCTGCGGACGTAGCAACCGAGGAGGGTATCGACAAGACAATCCTCGCACACCTCCACGGTAACATCCTATCCCGTGTGATCTCCTATCCTAACGTCGATACGATGGCCACTACCGGAGCAGTCAAGTCAGCCATCGACGCTAAGGGTCCTAGTAACAGAAGCAAACGGCAGAAGCCGATCGCAGTCATCGACGCCATTGGCGTTGGGACAGGTGTCGTAGACCGGCTCCGAGAACAGGGGATTACAGTTGATGCCTTCATGGGTTCGGGGAAGCCTAAGTATAAGGACAAGACTGGCGAGATCACCTTCCTCAATCGACGAGCGGAGGCGTGGTGGGGCCTCCGAGACTTGCTCAATCCAGCCTTCGGCTTCGAGATTGCTATCCCTGACCTCCCCAGCCTCACAGGCGATCTTGTGGCACCAAGGTGGGACCAGACGAGCTCCGGTTTCATCAAGATCGAGGACAAAGACGACGTTCGCAAACGCCTAGGCCGTTCGCCGGATGAAGGCGACGCTGCGGTCATGGCATTCAACGCTCGGATCAACCGTAGTGTCAACCTCGTTGATGCGGCCCCTGTCAGCATGACTAGAATATCTAAGTGGGCGGGCACTCAGGGAGAGGCCCCAACCTTGAGGCAGGTTGGCAATGTGGACAGATAAGCAGCTCAATGTAGTAATCTTCTCCGCTTGGTACGATACCGGCGGACAGGGCTACCGCATCAAGCAAGCCTTCGATCGCTACCAGCAGGCCTACTCTGTGCGTGCTATCCACACGATGGAGTCGTTCTTCGCCTATCCGCGAGATCTCCGCAAGGGTGGCACCGAAGTCCCACAGCTCTTTGCTAATGCTGACATCATCCACGCTCGCAACGGCCTCGAAGATGTCTCTCGCTTCCGCACCGATCTCACCGGTGTTGGCTTGGTGGTTCAGCATCACGGTACTCGGTTTCGTGAAGAGCATGCTCGCCTGTACCCTGAGATTAGGGAGGCTGGAGCCATTCAGGTAGCCTCGACCATTGATCTGACTCTCCTTGAGCCAGAAGTCGAGTGGCTTCCCTCGCCGTACGAGCCCCATGAGTTGATGGCACTGCGCACTGCCGCTCGGCCTCCGGCGCTCAAGCGGGAGCCCGGACCCCTACGAGTAGCACATGCGCCCACTAACCGGCTAGTGAAGTCTACGCTCGCCGTCATGGCTGCAATCATCCAACTGAACAAGCAGGGCATATCTGCGCAGCTGGATCTCATGGAACGGTTGCCGTGGGATGTCGTACTCGCCCGTAAGGCTAAGGCCGACGTCTACGTTGACCAACTCAAGCTTGGCTACGGTAACAACGCTATCGAGGCTTGGGCAATGGGAGTGCCTGTCGTAGCTGGCGTAGCCAATCCAGCCGTCCGAGAAGCGATGATCGAAGCATGGGGGTGCCTACCGTTCTACGAAGCCACCGAAGCTACCTTAGCGACTCGGCTGGCCGAGTTGGCTGAGGACCCAGCACTCGCATACTACTGGGGATCCATTGGATGGAACCACGTCGTAAAATACCATGATGCACAGCTAGTGTCAGAACGCCTAGCTTCCATCTATGCAAAGGCAATGAGGAGGACTAGGCATGGCCTCGCCCAAGCTTGATCTCACCGTTCGAGGCAACACAGGCCTACCTGTTTGGGGAGGCCGCGTCTATGACGAGTACTTGCTCGACCTGCAGGGCGAGAAGGGCCGTAGGATCCTGCGGGAGATGTCTGAGCAGGATCCAATCATTGGCGGCATCCTGTTGGGTGTCGAGATGCTGTCCCGTCAGGTTACGTGGACAATCAATGCAGCCAACGTCGAGGACGAGAAGAAGGACAAGGCTCAGGAGGTGGCTGACTTCGTTGACGGCGCACTCACTGACATGTCGCCCTCGTGGGAAGATACCCTGTCTGAGATTCTGTCCATGCTCATCTATGGCTGGAGCTGGATGGAGATCTTGTATAAGAAGCGTGGTGGGCTCAGCCCGGACGATCCCTTGAAGAACAGCCACTACGACGACGGCAAGGTCGGTTGGCGTGGATGGGCTATTCGCTCGCAGGAGACTCTTTGGTCTTGGGAGTACGAGCATCCTGACGGTCGCGGCTCCAACGGTATGGGCGAGCTCATAGGTATGAACCAGATGGCTCCTCCGGCCTACAACGTGACCTTGATCCCGAGGTCCAAGTCGCTGCACTTCCGCACCCGTAGTCGCCGTGAGAACCCCGAGGGGATCAGCCTCCTGCGCAACTGCTACCGACCTTGGTACATGAAGAAGAACATCGAGGCTATCGAAGGCATCGGTATCGAGCGCGATCTTGCAGGCTTGCCAGTCCTATGGGCGCCTCACGAGCTATTCAGTGCCACTGCCTCGGACGAGGAGAAGTCACTCCTTGAGAACCTTCGCAAGATTGTCACGAGCATCAAGCGTGATGAGCAAGAAGGCGTGCTCATGCCGATGGCATACGATGAGGACGGGAAGAACCCGCTCTACAAGCTTGAGCTCCTCTCGACCGGCGG